GTCCATTGGAAACTTATAGTTGTCCTCTGTTGTGCCAGTATTCAAGAAATATTGTAATGACTGAGATTGTGTCTGATTACTTATACTACAATAATTTACTGTTACTGAACGTGCACCAATTCCTTTAGAAAAACCACTAATCCCTGTTATAAATTCTGTGCCTGTAGATGCCGTATAGGTAAAGTTAACATCACCTGAAGTAAACGGGTCAATTGTAGTAAACAGAGAACCTGACGCTAATTTTGTATTAGTTAGAACGGTTATGGTATTGTCGTAATGGCTTTTTCCAATATTATCTAAATGGTTAAATGAAACAGAGATTCTATTAACACCGTCAAAATATTTTTTTCTTCCGTTGAATAAATTGACTCTATCTCCGTATGTTAATTGTTGACTAAAAGCAAACACTTGTCTTGGTGTTGTACCGCTATCAGGAAGCCTTAAAACTTGGGATTCAGGAGCTTTATAAATCTTTATATCATTTATTTCGTCCGCCCTACCAGCTAGAGTTTGGGTGAATATTACAGTCAAGACCGCGCTATCAGTTTCAGTTGGAAATCCAGTATCTTCGTCCTCTGTAACGTTTGTATAATTATTTCTACTAACTATGGGTAATAGTCTATCGTAATATAAACCTGGGTTTGTAAGCTGTGAAAGTAGGCTAGTCGCATTAACATCCCCACCTTCCCTAGTTTTTTCCTCATCACACTCACATGCTTGGCAATCAGGGTACTGTATCATTGGTATTTTGAATTTACCAAATCTATATCTTACAATTTTTCTGAATTGTGTTATACAAACAATAGCAATAATCAAATATACAATCCCCTTGAATATACTTGGTAGTATTAATCCTACAGCAGGGAAAGCGGATGCTGCTGAAACGAATTCGTAAATCGACTGCCTAAAGAAAAATGCAATGATGAAAGCCAAAAATGGAACCGAAAAATTGTTCCACAAAAACGCAATAAAATGGAATACAATAAGAAGAGGTATTCCCACAAGTTGTAATACCTGAATTATAAGAGCAAATAAAAAGTAAAGTAGGTCAAAGTTTCTAAACCCTTCGTTAACTGGAAATTTATTTACGGTGCTTTCACAGTCTTGACTATCAATTTCTTTAATACCAATAAATCTTCCTTTGGCGCCGTTCTTAAACTCATCGATGAAACTTGATACTGTATAAACTTTATTAAAAATAAATTCATAGAATGTATCTTCGCAGTTTATAACCTCAGTAAGTCTGTCTATTTGCTCTTGACCTGTAAATCCTTGAGTATAACCTGACCAATCCAAACCGAAATAATACGTACTATTGAGTTTATCTTTTTGTGATTGTGCTGTATTTGTTGAGATATTAGGGTCTTGCGATAGGCTGTTCCATCCATACTCTTTAATGTTCGGAATCAGGTAGTATGGTCTCCTTGTTTGTTCTGTAAGTGTCGGTGGTTGTTGCCATTTTACTTTGAACCTATACTTACCCTTTGTTGGAATACCAATTGTTGGGTCGTTTGAAATAACTCTTTCTCCAAACTCATTTGTAACAATATAATCCAAGTTCATAGGTAATTCTGTTAACCACACCCCATTACCATCAATTATATTTCCTGATTGTTCTAATTCATATTGTTCCAAAATTGGATTACCATCCTCATCTTGTTGTATTGTTTGTCTGAGTGCCAATATTTGACCTTTTTGTTAGATTTATAATTTGAGGTAAAGAGTTTAAATCTGTAGATGTTCTAAACCTGTTACCTGCAACCTGTCCTTCTGTTGCTCTACCAACTCTTATTAAATCTTGAGGGGTCAAAGAAAATTCACCTATGTCGGATAGGTCCACATCCATGACTAATTGTTGGGTTCCAACAGGAACACCCATAATCATATAGTCACCACTATCATTAGTCTTTGATGTAAATTTGTAATACTTGTCGTAGATTTCAACTGCGGTGGAGCCTGTAAGGGCGTCTACTCGTGTGGGTAATGTTCCCGAGGCTGCGTGTCCTGTGTATGAGGCTTCGTATGGTAAAAGATTATATCTATAACCATCTTCGTTTTTGTCCGTTGGTGATTTGTAGGGGTATATACTTGAGATTACAGGATTAGATTCATCAACCTGTTGAATTGGTATGAAAACAGATACTCTAGCGTTTGGTAACCCAAGTCCGTTGTTTGCAGTCACCCTACCAACAATAACACCATAGTCTGCACAAGCTCTTGTGTAGATATCTGTTTGTTGTATAGTCAAAGACAAGATTTCTAAAAACTCAAAATCTTGGTCCAACTGTAGGTTTAGTGTTTTGTTAACTCCTAACTCCGTTCTAATTCTGTAGGATTGACCCATCAAATTCTTTATGCAATAAATAGTTTAAGTGTAATTTTCCAAGGACATAATTACACATCTTAAAAATAAGTCAAACTGACTTTAAATAAACTAATTAAGAAAAAGTAGTAGACTGAAAATTCTTAACAGATACCTTAATGTCCTTTGCAGGATATCTTATTTGATAAACTTGGGAAGGTTGTGCGAATATCGTGTTATCAACAGGTTGAATTTGTTTTGTTTCAGGGTCTTCATAAAGCATCGAAGTTTCCGCTGATGAGTATTGTCCACCTACTTTATTGAATACTTTAATTTCCGTAACAGATAACACCCCGTTCTCGTTTTGAATAATGCTACTAATTTCAGAAAGATTAACATTCTGACCTAATTCTCTTCCTTGTGGGTCCATATAGGTTGCAAGTCTATCAACAACTGCAGAAATTACTTGTCCTGAGTTTTGTGCCGAATCTAGAACAATACTAACTTCAAAACTTAAATCTATTACTTCCGCAGAAAGGATAGATATATAATCATTCATCATTCTGTAGTTTGATAAATAAGTTGCAACATTCTGTCTAATAGTATTAGATACCATGTTAGTTAATTTACCTGAGGTATCGTAAGATAAAAGTTGAATTAATATTTTGTTGTCGTTTTCTGTAATTGAAACCTTGGCTGGTGCACCATATTCAGATGGCATTGTTCTAATTAAAGATTCATAATCCCTTATAGTAACTGCTCTTTTCTGTGCTGCGAAGTTGTAGGCGACGTAGTTTCTAACCTCTTCAACTGAAGGGACACCCGCTCCACCAATTGCGGCTGTTACATTGGTACATCTCAATGAGTTAACAACTGATGAGTTTGTTGATTCAGAAGGTCCATTAACGTAAAATGAAACGGTACCAATTTGATTAATTACATTTGTTCCCAAGTTTGTAGCCAAACCACCACCGACTCTATATTGAATAAATAATGTTGAATTTGGTACTAATGTTGAACCTAATGATATATTATTAGAATATCTCTGTATATCTGCAGTAACTCCAAGTGTTGTAAACTCGTTAAGAGCATCCTGTGCAGTATTTGTTCCTCCACCAAAGGTCATTTTTTTGAATCCTTCTGCGGTAAATTCACTTATAAAACGATTTGCTGTTTGTATATATCTACCTACTTTAATACCAGGTTGGTCGGAAACTTTAGTTGGGTCTTCTACAAAAATTCTATCTTCCGCTAATGTATCAACCTCATACCATCTATTTTGAGCCCCTAAAAATTCTGCAACTGACGGAACATTTGTATATTCTGTTCCATTTTTCAATAAAACACTTGTAATACCAAGAACATTCTTCTCAGGTAAAAATAATTCAAAGAATGGTTTAACATCATTTGGTGTTATAACTCTTTTGAATACCTTAGTTATACCATTAACAACTAATTCTCTTTTAGTTATTGTGTAATTTATAAGAACGTTATTTGCATTGAAGTTGGGAATTTTTAATCTGTTAGGGAATCCCTGTGAGTTGTACGGTGATGCGAAATCAATATCATGAATGTTTTCGAAAACTATACCAGCCCCGACAACTTGGGAACCTCTTGTTAAGACTCCAAGGTATCGCTCATCTTCTTTATCACCAAAAGCTGGAACTGTAATTGAAAAGTCAACTAAAGCAACAGATGGTCTTTGCCCTGGTACTTTCAAACCATAAGTTCTTGCAATGTTATATACTGATGACCTTTGTTGTGCATACTGAAGGACTGTTTCTTGAATACTTCTATCAATATTGTAATTCAGGTTGTCTGCAACAGATTGATAATAACAAAATCACTTTGTCCAAAGGCATTTCGTTCTGTTGAATAATCTATTCTCACCTTGGCAGTATATTCTGAAGTCCCTTTTCCTGGCACTCTATATATGTCGTACATTCTAGGGTCTGCCACAGTTCTACTTGTTGTAGGGGGTACTTCATCATCTATGTTTGCGGGTTCGATAGTTATTTGATTCAAAAGTAATTGTGGCATAAATTGTGCAACAGCATCTCTTATGTCTGATTGAATTGCATCAAATGTTAGTCCATCATATGGCTCAAAAATAAATTCATAGATTCTTGTTCCAAATTCAGGTAAATAATATCTTGAACCTTTTCTCGTTAAAATTAAATGAATTAAGTCAGCTTTAATTTGCTGTGTCTCAAATTCAGTAAGTGCTAAGTAATCCCCTTTTCTAGAATCTCTGAAAGGAAAATTTATACCATATGTAAT